TTAATTTTTTCCATATATTTGTTTCCCGTTAATCAATCCTATTAAATATACTTTTTTTGTAGCATTGAAATTACTAAGCAACAACTCGATTTCTTTCCTATTAAACATTTCCTTGTTTTCTATTATTCTATCTTCTATTATTTTTTCAACAATATTTCTATTTTCCATAAGTTCTTCTCCTTTTTCTTGGAGAAACGCGTTTCTTTTTATGATTAAATTATATATCAAAAATCGGCAATGTCAAGAAAAACCGTTCGACATAAGTGTCCTCTGGGAGTTGCATATTTTCAAATATGTATAAAAATTGTACAATTATAAGATACTAATAAAAGAGGTTTGTTATGATTATATTTAATATCAAAAGAATAAGAGAAAAACAAAATATCAGCATAAGAAAATTGAGTCTATTAACTGGGCTCTCTAGAACATATTTGAGCAATTTAGAAAATAATAAACGTGTTAATCCCACGTTGTCTTCGCTATCCGCTATATCAACTGTGCTTAATGTAGATATAAAAGAACTATTTTATTCTGATATTGAATTAAATAAGCTCAAAGAAGAAATGTATGATAGAATTGATAAATTTGGAATTGATTCTCCTGAGGCCCTTGAAGTCAGTCAAATAATAGATCTATTAATAAATATAGATATGAGGAAGCTATAATGCTCCCTCAATTATTTTTTCTATGTATTTATCTATCTGCATGCTCTGCTCTATTATATCTTCATATCGGCTATTGTTCTTTATCTTTAGTTCAAGCTTTTTTACTTCTTCCATAAGCTTGTCCTCCTTTTTAATATAATAACAGTTTTTCCTTGCAAAGTCTGTCGAAACTTGTAAAATGGCTAAAAATAGCTCAAAAATTTGCGTATGAGAATGAGTTTTAAGGCATTTTAATTATTTAAGAATATAGTTTGTTGTCTAAGATTTAACGCATCCTTTCGCTATAACGAAAATTGGCATAAAAAAAAGAGGTAGGATTGCTCCTACCAAAGTTTATTTGAATAACTTATTGAATGTATTCTTTCCTACTATTCCATCTACAGATAATCCATTTCTATTTTGAAATTTTTTTACAGCGTTTTCTGTTGCTGGTCCGAATATTCCATCTGCATTTATATCAAAAGAATGACAAACTAACATTGCTTGAATTACCCATGTGATGTTTCCTCCGGCACCTCTTCGAACATTTATGCAGGCATTGTAAGTGTTAGTTCCAAATATTCCATCGACTGAAAGCCTACTTCCAAACTGTTTATTTAATTCTGTTTGTAATCCCTTCACCAATGCCTTCTTCGTCTCGTTTCCATAAATATTATCTACTGAAATATTTAAGCCATATTTTTCATTTAAAGATGTTTGTATTGTAGCTATTTTCCCCTTTTCTTGGCTTGGTTTCGACACTCCTGTTTCATTTGAATTTGCTATTTGATCGAATGGAAATTTGTCTCCTGGGCATGAGGTTGCACATACATCTCTATGAGCCTGTACTGTTGTTATGTTGTACTTGTTCTTTAAGTATGCAACTAATTCTTTTCCAGCTTCTTTTTGAGCTTCTGGCATATCTTCTTCCGTGAAGTTACCTTCAAAGCATACTCCTAAAGAATTATAATTTGAGCCATATGCATGAGCGCCTACTTTATCCTCTGGGCGAAGTCTATATATTGTGCCGTCTTTTCTTACCAGAAAGTGATATCCAGCCCCACTCCAACCGTTGCTTAAATGCCAGCGATGTATGTCTTCTGCAGAGCAATTCTTAGCATCTGCGTGATGAAGGATTATTCTTTCTGTTGACTTTCTTGTCGGCATATCTTTGAATTGTAAGTTAGTTTCAATTATTTCCATCTATTTATCCTCCTTATTAATTAGATTCTTAAACATTTCGTATAGACCTGTAGAAGCTAGTCCACTAAACATTCCAGTTAGTATTACTTCTGCATTTATACCGTTTAAGTTCATTAATACATTAATTACTAAACCTAATATTAGCATCATTAGTGGTATGTATTTGTTTGGTATAAAATCAAGGCTATTTTTTATAACGTAGCCAACACATAAACATATTCCTACAACTACTATACTAAAATATTGTGTTAATACTGATATATCCATAATTTCAATTTTCTCCTATTATTTTATTTAATAATTAAAGCTATAACAGCACCAACAATCGCACCTACAACGGATAAGATTATTTTGTCTCTTATAGCTTTTTTAACTTCTTTATAATCTTTTGCTGGCTCATTTTCAATGTTGCCAACACGTGCATCTAGCTTATTTACATCTTCTCTCATGAGTTTTACTTCTGTTGCAATTTCTTTTATAGAGTATGTAAGTTCGTGAATATCTTCGAGCTTTCCTGACATTTCCTTAAATTTAATGTCATGTTCATCTAATCTTTTTGTATTAGATTTACTTCTGTCTTCTGTTTCTTGAAGTTTCATTATATCTGACTTTTCCATCGTTACCTCCTACGCTGTTCTTTTCCACATATAACATGTTATATATGGTTGTAGTAATGATAATGATGTAGAGCCTGCAGAACTTGTAGTTTGTTGTCCTGATGCAGATATTGTATGAATGTGTCCTTGTCCTCCACCAGTACTTTTAGCAAATTTTTCAACATTTCTTAGAGTTTTATTCCATGCGGTCGCTCCAGACAGAGCATTTGCTTCAGTTGATTGTGCAGAGCCTCCTGAAGTCTGCCAAACATCATGCGTATGAGCGGGTATTTGATTTATTGTTAGTGCTGTACTTCCAGTATTTCCACCGTGATTATGACTTGCTATCGTATGTGTATGTGATATATTTGCTGTTTTTGAGCCTCCAGTTTTTTCAACTGTATTAAAACTACTATCTGATGTATTAACTCCAACAGGTACTCTTCCAGCTCCCCATAATACCCATGTTCCGAATCCTAAATATGTAGCTGGATTTGTGTTTGTTGTTTCCATTCTGATATGTCCAACAGGATTTTCTGCTTTTTTCACTGAAAGAACTGCATCATTTATCATTTTTTGTATATCTCTCAAATTAGGTTGCACTATAATCACCGCCTTACTACAAAATCTAATACATCTCCCGTTTCAAGAGCCCAGTCTGTTGTTGTTTTTATCTTATTAGATATGCTATTTGCTGTTCCAACTTCTCTATAATGTCCATCTGTTCCGCTTGCATCAGAGCTTAACAATAATCGTTCTCCATTCAAGTACACGTCAATCACCGCTTGTCCGACCTTATAGTAGCACGGTATTGTTACTTCTGTTCCCGCCGTAACTGCAGATGTGATTTTTAATTGATATTTATGCGTGACTAAATTCTTTTGCATTTTATTTAAGTTATATGCTGATAAAGGTATCTTGCCCGTGTATTTTGCTGGAGTTACTGTATGATTTACTCCATCGATGGTAACGTAAGCATCTTGCGTTTTTGTACCATCTTCAAAATTAAGTATTTCCATTCTTTTCTCCTTTCTCAAGGTTTTCTATTCTTTGCTTTAGTTCTTCTATTTGCTTTTGTTGTTCTTGTATCGCCTTTGTTGCCGTTGCTAAAATCGGCAATTGATTCATATAATACCTTTCTTCTATTCCCTTTTCTTTATTAGCTTGTTTTTTGACTACAAAGTTTTTATCTATCTGTTCCATCTCTTGTGCAATATACCCTATTTTATAGTGAGTATTATCGTCTTTCTTGTCAAACTCTTTATGATGAATTTTATTAATAATATCTATTGCTGACTCGGAACTATCTTTTATGTTGCTTTTTATTCTTATATCAGAAGAATCTCCAGTCTGATATAAATGTACACAATCAATATTTCCATTATTGTCTAGTATTATTTTTCCACTCGCTAATACAAAGTTTCCGCTACTATCTATCATTATTGGATTGCTATCATCTCCAAAAATTCTAAAGGTTTTTGTTCCATTTGAATTGTTATATACACTGAAAATTTCCTTGTTATCTCTTGTATCTCCATAAAACAAGTCTTCTCCAATCTCAAAACATAAACTATCATTATTATCATAAATCTTTGACTTTTTAAACCTAATCTTATTGAAATTCAAAATAATATCGTTTTCAATATGAAAACCATAATCGTCATCAGAATTTCCACCAAGATATATAACTGGAATATAAGTTGTCTTCCCATTTTCAGCAGTGGTCTTATAGCCCCAAGCCATAAAATTGTTTGTTGATTTTTCATTTAATGCGAACATTAAACTTTTGTATATATTATCGTAAGAAGGAAAATAACAGTCAAAAGCACCAATATCCATAGTTTTGCCATTGTTATAAAAGTGCTGACCAGTTTTGTCCAAAGCCATAAGAATTTTTTTGTTTTGATCTAATATCGCCAAACTTGCATTTCCATTAGCAATCATCATCTGTATATAATCAGATATTTTATTCCATGCTATTTTTATTGCTTCAGAATTAACCTGTAACTCAGTTGAAAGTTCCTCTTTTCCCAACTTTTGTTTTGCAAGTAATTGAATTTGGTATGCTGTCTGATTTATTGCAGTGCTAAGCTCTAATTTAGTAGCATACATATCCGTTAAGTCATTTTTAATGATGTATTCAGCGTAAAATTTGTTGCCTGTCATGTCTATTAAATATATGTAATTATCTCCTTCAAACAACTCTATCTTCGCATCAGCCAAAGTCTGCTTGACTGGATTTTCTAGCTCTTCTAGCACAAGATATTCTGTTAGCTTTAACTTACGCAAAACGTAAGCTTCATCTTTAGTAATAACTATACTGTCACTTATATTTCCGTTTGTTCTTAGTTCTTCTATATTAATAACGTATTCTTTTTTGTCTGCAGAAGGATTCGTTCTGCTTTGCTTGTCTACTATTATTTTGTACTGCACATTACATCACCTCCTGATTTACGTTTAAGTCTGATGATGGATATAAATCCTCATCAGGATATAAGTTGCATTCATACTTCTTGTTTCCCTCAATTATTAAGTTCAAAATATTGATTTCTTTTGCATTCTCTAAATGTATTTCTGTAATTCCTTCAACATCACGCTTGTAGTCAACTGTATCTGCTACTTTTTGTTTAATTGAATCTACGTCTTGCTCTACCTGAGTTATCTTCTCTTCGTGCTCTGTAGTTTTTTGAACTAATTGTGTTATTTTTCCATCAATTTGATTGATTTCACTTTGAACTCTTCTTATTTTTTCAGAATTGTTGGATTTTGTCTGCATGCTTTCTTGTTCAGTTTTTGCTTGTATCTTGCTCTTTATACTTGCTTTGAATTTGCCAGCATATTCAAGTTCTCCCTGATATATAACTTTTTTTCCATCAATTATAAGAATATCTCCAATATCATAAGCAGGATCTATTATAGTTTCTCCCTCAAATGAATATACTTCAAAGTCTTTTATTTGATTATAGATGTTTTCTATTTGTTCGCTATCTACTATGTACATATTATTTTGATTTATATATACAGTGCTTGCTGTTTCATCTCCAAATTTGTAATTCTGTGTTCCATCTTCATAAGAAACTTTTGAAACACTAAATTTATCTCCCCATTTGAAATTGCCAAATAAGTTGATGTCAATATTCGCAGTATCTTCGCCAAATGTTTTAATATACAATTTTCCATCTCTGCCTATTACAGCAAATCCTCCAGCTTGTTCTGCAATATAACCTATATATGTTCTTGCTGTTACAGTATTGTCATATACTGCTATCTGCTTATCATCATTAAGAAAAGAAGTAGACCCAAGTTCTACTCCTATCTTAGTACATATATCTTGCAATACCTGTAGCATCGTTGCTGGGTAAGTTAAGTCGCTACCATCATATTTATTGTCATCAAACTTTTTCATATAATCTGTAGCTTTGATTTTAACTTTAAATTCGTCATCTTCTATTGATTGAATTGTAAATTTTCCGATTGGTATTATTTCATCTTCCAATCCACTTTCAACGTGAACTTCGTTATAAGACTCTGGTAAGTCTCTTCTGTCTATCTCAAATTCAATGTCTATTTCTGGAGTACTTCCCAAACAAAATTCATTATTATTAAATAACTCTAATGTAGATTTGAAGTCTATAATGTGGTTTGGCTCTATCTTATTATTGTCAATATATATATTTAATTCATGTTGAGTTGAATCGTTTAATATTTTATCTTTATAATCTTGAGTTGTATTATACATTTATAGCCTCCTATGAATTTACATTTTTTACAGCTTGTTTTTGTGCCTCTGTTAATTCTTTTTGCATCAAATTAAAAGAGCACTTCCATCTTGTTTTAGAAGTACTCGTATTTAATTCTGTATCTATCATCTCTACTTTTCTTTTGGAAACTCTGAATTTGGCTCCTTCTAAAAATCCACCATTTACAACTGGAACCTTTACATCTAGTACAAGAGGATTTTTATATGTCTTCTGAATTAAGTTTTCCGCTTCTTCCTCTGAGTTTAAATTCCACGCCATCGAAAGTTTTAACATTCCTATTGCTATCGGGTTATCAATCAGTGCTCCTGTCTTTTTGCTTGTATAACTATCATTGTCTGTGTCTTCTATATCCGCACTATATGTGCTTGGAGTCGGAAGATTGTCTGTTACTCCATGTTCTCTCCATAACATATTAATCACCTACCGTTACTATTGTATTTCTTCCCGTTCTGCGGGTCTTTGAATTTATATAATCTATTGTGTCATCAAAGATGTCTTTGCCTAAATATTGAATGGTTATATGTACTGGTTGTCTATTGTTGCCATTAAAATCTGACAATACATCTTCAAACATACCTATCGTATTATTAGATTGAATGCTTATTGGTTTTATATTAGGACTTGTAGAAGAAATGCCCTGTATTGCTTCTGTGTTTATTGTATAAGACATCGTTCCTGCTAAATTTTCAATCTCATTTTTTACCTTTCCGACATTATCTTTGATTCCTTTAGTCATTAAGTCAATCATGTCTGGCATATATGTGTGAAAATTGCTTAGTGGTCCTTCTTCTGGTTCAGAGAAGCCTAACAAGTTTTTAATTTTGCTTGCAACCGAATTTACTGCACTAGTAACCTTATGTATGTTGTTTTTAATCCCCGAGGCCATATTACTTACTAAATCTGTTCCCCACGTTATTGCATTTCTACCTAGATTAGAAAAAGTATTTTTTATGCTATCGCCCCAATTTAAAACAATATTTTTAACACCATTTAATCCTGTTGAAATATTGTTTTTTAGAAAATTTACAATGTTATTTACGTTCTGTGATGCATTGCTCCATGCTGAACTAATCTTGTTCTTTACATCATTTCCCCAATTTGAAATTGTCGTTTTGGTATTATTTGACCAGTTTGAAATATCGCTTTTTATTTCTGTGAATTTACTAGTTAGATTATTTTTAAGATCAATAAATGGTTTCTTTACTTTATCCCATATTCCTAGTAGTCCATTTTTTAAACCATCTATTATATATCCACCCATTTCTATCATAACAGTAGATGGTGAATGTATTCCAAATGCATTTTTAAATCCGTCTATGAAAGGCTTAAATATGTGATCATATATCCATTCGCCTATCATTAATGTTTGATCTATTATTCCTTTTAATATTCCTTGAACAATATTTCCTCCGCAGTCTTCAATTTCTTTTTGCCAAAATTCTTTTGACCATTCAAGTGCTTCATTAATCTTTTCTCCTATAACCATTCCAAGATTAACAAGACTGGCACATGCTGAACCCAATGCCTTAAATATTGCATCCACAACGTCATTCCAGTTAAAGCCTGTTATAAAATCTATTAAGCCTTGAACAATAGGACTCCAATCAAAGTCTTTGAAAAATGCTGTGACTCCATTAAATGCACCTTTAATGCCTGTACTTATTGTGTCTCCCAAAGCTCCCCAATTAGTATTTTTGAAGAATCCATTTATTGTATTAGCTACAGCACTTCCTAAATTTGACCAATTAAATGTATGAACAATCGATTGAGTAAAATAAATAGCTGTATTTATTCCTTGAGCAATAGTATTTCCAATTTGGTCCCAATCTATCTTCTCTATTGAGCCATTGAAAAATTGTGCAATATTAGTTCCAATCTTTTTTGCTGTATTTTGTATCTTATCCCAAGGTATCTTATTTAAAGCTTCATTCAGCTTATTCCCAATTGTTGCTCCAACTTCGTACCAATTTCCGTTTTTTATAGCGTCCATAATACTATTTGGAGTGTTATCAATTCCAGACAGGTCAAAACTTGGCGATGTACTTCCGCTATTTGAATTATTATCAGAAATATTGTTTATTTCATTATGTACTCCTGCTAATTGCTTTGTTTCATTTTTAGCATTTTTTGCACTACTTGCCATACTCGCATACGAACTTGCACTTGCTTTTGCAAATATATCAACTCCCGACATAGCATAAGCTACACTTTGTATTGCTTTCATTAATTGATATACTAGATTAGTTACAAATTGTATAACTGGTGCTAATGCACTTCCCATTGCGTATTTCATATATTCAATGTTAGCACTTAATTGTTTTGCTTGTGTATTTTGGCTTGATAACCAACTTTGAGCACAATTACTTAATATTGAATATATCCCTCGCAATGAAAAAAGAGCTAAAGCATATTTGGCAATTTGCTTTACCCCTGACTTTATACTGTCTCCTATATTAAATCCAGTTTTGAACTTTTTAAAAAATGAACCTATTTGAGTTCCAGCACTGTTTATTCCTTTTGAAAATTTTTTGAAGAAACCCATAGAAGTAGAATCGTCGTTTTCTATTTTTTCTTTTTTTTGATATAAAGCATCAAGTTCCACCTCTGCTTTAGCAATATCTTCATCACTTAATGTAATTTTTCCCGATTGAAAATCTCTTATTTTGTTTTCGATTTTATCAATTTTCAAATCTATTAATCTTATTTGATTTTCTGATTCTCCTAAATCGAAAGAATCTGTATCATACCAATTTCCCGTAAATAAATTCTTGAAGCCTTCTTTAATCGTTGATATTACAGGCTTTATAAATTCCAATTTTTCTTTAAGATTATTCAACGGTCCTTGTATTTCATGTGAATTACTTGCATCTTTAAGTTCTGCCATCTTATTTTTGGCATCTTCTAATAATTTATTGTAAATTTGTATTTCAGTATTTAACTCTCTCTCTTGTTGAATTAATTTTATATATTCAGTATTCTTCCCTAAATTTTCTTTTACACTACCATCATTATTTTTATTGTTAAGGTACATTTGATCTGCACTTTGTTTAACAGAATCTAATTTTAGTTTTCGGGCATTTATCTTTTCTTGTAGACTATCTATTTGCTTTTGAGTTTGAGTTATTTGTTCTTTTGCATCTTTATTATTAATTTTTATAGATATATCATCGTTTTCAATACTCTTTTTTAAGTTCTTAATTTGCTTTTTAAATAATGGCATTTGTTGCTTTACTGCTTTTTGTAATTTTGACATATCAATATTGGTTAATTGCTCTTGTGCTTGTTTTATGATTTTTGTCATTTCTGGTAGTATTTTTTGAAACTCTTTTAAAGCTTCTTCTACTTTAGCAGTTACTATAATTTCTATTTCTTCTACAGTCATTTAAATTCCTCCCTTCTTTTTTATTTTTAACATAAAAAAACACCTACATTTCTGTAAGTGTTTGTCTTCTTATTTTTTACTTATTAATACATTGATGCTTCAACAATTTTGAATGTTGCATTTTTCATCATGTCTATTTTGTCTGATGTTACTAGTGTGAATATATCAAAATTTTGACTTTGTCCTGAGCCTAAATCATTTGCATAAATATAGTCTTCATTGATTCTTGAACCATTACTATCAACAGCCTCTATATGAAAACTGAACGACTTTTTATTGTTAGTCTTATTTGTTACCCTAACAGTTAATTTTGTTTCTGTAAGTCCATATTCTCCTCTAGTTGCTTCAAAATTTCCTAATTGTACATCTACATCATTAGCGAGGATTTCTTCTGTACTATTCCCTGTTGCCTTGTCTAAATTACTGCTAACTTCATTTAGCCCCTCTCCTAATGCTTTTTGTGCACTTAATGTAATAACCATTGCCAAAATACATAAAATGATTCCCGCTACAGCTTGACCTTTGCTAGCTTTCTTGATTAGTGATATTATTGCAAATATTGCTCCAATCAAGCCTAAGATAAAAGATACATTGTTTACAATTGGGATAAATGATGTACAAACTCCTATTATTCCTAATACTAAACTAGCTGTTCCAAATCCACTTTTCTTTTTCTCCATTTAAAGCTCCTCCTTTTATTATAATTATAAAAGAAGTTTAACACATTACATCTGTCGAAGTCTGTCATTTTTTGTCGAACAATATAAATTTATTTTTTTTGCTAACTTTACCCTTTGAAAAGCCTTTTTTGTTCTTCTAAGGTTTGCTCTTCTTCTTGAGTATCAAAAAGTTCTTTATAACTATCTCTAATCAATATTATTTTAGCATTAGGATTCATACAGTTACCTACTATTAATTTATTTGTTACTGCTTCTTGTAAATCTATCTTCTCTATAAGATTGTCATTTTTTCTTACCAAATTAGCTTGACAATATGTCTTTATTTCAGAATACCTACAGTTCCAAAATTCGTTTGGTTTCATTCCTAAATAATATGCTAATATTGCTAAAGACTCAATTAATTCTACTACATTGCTTGATTCTTTTATTCTTGTATTTATATCTCTTAAGCTTTTGATATAACTTGTTCTGCCATTTTGCTTACTGCAACTTCTGCTGATTTTTGAATTAATTCGTTCATATTCAGAGTTGACAATGGATTTGATGTCATTTCTTTTAGTTCTTTCTTTGACATCTTTTTCCTGAAAAAACCCTCATCATTCAAAGCCTCCGCAATCTTCTCATATAAGCCACTAATTGTCATGTTTTCTGCTCTACACTCATCTATAAAGTCGTATACATCACTAGATTTTGTAAAGAAACTCTCTCCATTTTCATTTTCTGCCAATTTAAATAGTATTTTAGATAACGCTTCTGGATCTAAAATAGAATACGCCTTTGTAAAAGCTTCTTCAAAGTTTTTGTTATTGAGTAGATTAGCTATTTCTACTATTTTTCTTGTTTTTAGTACTAAATTAATCGTTTTGTTTTTTGTCTCTATTATCATTTATTTTCTCTCCTTTGCAAAAGAGAGAGAGCTCTTGGACCCTCTCTTAAAATTTTGTTGAATCTCCTTCGACTGGATATCCGTCTGTTTCTACTACTTTTGACTCTTTATATACTCTCATTGTATCTTTTATAAAGTCTCCATCGTTCATTTCTTGACCTGCTATGTCTACAGTGCATTTTACTGACTGAACTAGTGGTTTGTTAGCAACTGATGCTGTTGTTTCTGGATATTCTAAAAATAAGAATATTGTTGTATCTGCATCAGCAATAGCTTGAATAGCTTTATGCGTTTTTTGTATAAACATCATTTCTATGTCAACAGTTTCTGCTTTTCTTTTTCCTTTTGCCATTCTTTCTTCTTCTAAATCTAAAGCACTATATGTTTGTCCTTCTTTTAATGTTTTTAGTTGTCCTACTTTTTGAACGTAACCTATATCAGTTCTATCTCCTGTTAATGTTGTTGCATAAGACACTTTCGCTTTCATTGCTACTTGTGGTGTTGTTGTTTTTTCTGTTTCTTGTCCATCTCCCATTTTAAATTCCTCCTTATTTTAAATTAAAAGAGGCCGTTATTGAATTATAACGAACCTCAAATGTTATCGTTATACCGTATTTTTGCAGTATAGAGTCATATACTGCTTGACTGGTATTTGTCCTTATAAAATTATATTCTTGAAGTTTTGTATCAACTTCATCTGTCATTTGCATAGCTTGGCGTTGCTTTTCATTCCAACAAGTTATAGATATTTGGAATGTAGAACGAATAGGGAATGCATTTTCTGTTAAATTCACAGATTTTAAAGGTGTATGTAATTCCAAACAAGGAAACTTACTTGTTGTTGTTGGATTTGTTAGAATTTGTTTATATTTTAATGAATCTAGCTTGTCGTACACTAAATCGCTAAACTCTTTTATACTTAAATCTTTCATTTACATACCTCCTTCAGCATTGCTTCTATTTTCTTTTTAACAATATCTACATTCTCATCTCTACTTTGAAAACCAGCATCACCCATAAAATGATTTGCCTTAATTCCATGAGCAATATAGAAATCTACTCCTTGAATATTGACTATTGGATAACCAAGTGCTTTTTCTACTTTAGAAACTGGAATGAACCATTCTGTGTAGCCACTTTCTATAAAGTGTTTTGATTTTCCCACATGTTCCATCTCAGCATTTGCACCAGTTCCAAAATATTCAAAAAATAAATATGAAACTCCATTGGACATAAATTTTGAAGGGTCCGCATAAACACGCCCCTTCACTTCTTTAGTAGACATATCAACCATTTCGACTAATATACCTTCTTCATTATGTCCTTTTTCTAGCCTTACAGCATAACCTCTAATGTTCTTCAAAACATCTTCGGTTATCTCTTTTGCTATTTGTGGCAATTTTTGAGTTATAGCATTTATATTTTTGAAATTATGTTTTACTTTAATGTTACAGCTTATCATTCTTGCACCTTCTCACATATATATAAATAAGTATTTCCGATTTTATTTTTATCGGTTACTTTATATTGAGGCTTAAATTCCTTTAATTTTGTGATATCCTCAAATGATATTCCATTTCCCTTTTGTATGTCATATTCATTTGTTGTTCTTGCCTTATATGTACTATAATCGACTTCTCCAGTAGATTTTCTGTCAAGTTCATTAACATCTTGTTGCATATTTAACCAAGCTACGCCTTTATATTTCCATTTTTTTTCTGGTTCTCCGTGGTCTTCTATCTCTTCATATTCTGATATATATACTTTTGTTAAATCTCGTAATAACATTACTTAATCCTCCTTAGCCCAGATTTTATAATGTCATTTCTTAACTTATCTATAATATCTTCAAACGATGTTGAAATAGAACCCTCGTTTCGACTCGTTAAGCCCTCAGCACCTCTTGACAGATATATTGCTTTTGTTGCTTTTTTTATATATGGAAATAATTTTTCGTCGTTTTTTTGTCTATTAGAAATATCAGAGGCAATAGAGCTTACTTCCTCTAATATTTCACTTAGAACCTCTTTGTCGTCTTTATAATTAGCTCCCAAATCAGCTATTATTTTATCTATATTACTGGTTTCTGCCATTTCTATTGCCTCCTTAATTATTCTTTTTCAGCTTTTGGTTCAGTTTCTTTTGCCTTTTCTTTCTTAGCTTTTGGTTCAGTTTCTTTTGCTTCTTTATTTATTCTTAGTCCTATAAATGTTGCCATCTTGTTCACCTCCTAGCCTTCGTATGAGCAATATACACCAGCTAATTTGTTTTCGTATACATGTCCATATAAATTATTGTTTCTATATTTGAACACATTGCTGTCTCCGTTTTGATCTTCGTCTGGTGTAAAGTATTTGATGAATTGATCCATTGCTGTTACTACTGCTGATTTCTCAACGCATAAGAAGTTTATATCTTTTCCACCTTCTATTAATTCGTAGTAATCTGATGTTGAAGGATTTCCTGTTGGAGAAGTTACTTTTGAATATGTTCCAGAACTTTCTGTGTAATATGCCTTTCCTGATACTACAGCTGTATCTTTTGACTTAATGTATGTATCTTTTGCTTTTTCATATCCGTAATTTTCTTTTCCATCATTTAATGTTACTGCTGTATACATTCTTGTTTGAGGAACTTCAATTATTGTTTTAAATCTCTCTAAAACTTTCTTTGATTTAGTTGTATCTAAGTCATCTATCATTCCTTTTAATGTTGGTGTTATAAATAAAATTCTGTTTTCTGTTGAAACTTCATCTTCGTCCATTTTGTTTGTACAAGCTCTTAATGCACTTACTACTCCTGCTCCATCAGAAAGAGTCTCCTTCTTTCTTGATATTCCATCTACTCCTGCAATTTTTGCAATTCTTGAAGCATCTGTTTCAGGAACTACTTTAGTTCTTACAAATTCTCCAGATAATCTAGCAAAAGGTAATCCTAATGCTTCTTGATTGTCTAATCTGTCAATTCTTAAATCTTGACTTCTTTCTTTGTCGTATTTTACTGTTTCCCATTTGAAACTTGTTGAACCTTTTGTGTATCCATCATTTCTTGAGAAATCTCCTAAACCGTCCATATCTAGTTTAGCTACTTTTATTTCTCCGTTTAGGCCTTTTTGTACTGTTGTTTCATCTCCATCTAAGATAGATGTTTTTGCTTCATTCTTGTATACCTCGTCCAATTTAGGTAGGTAAATTGTTGATAATTCAATATTGTTCATTTTTTATTCTTCCTTTCTTATTTTAGTCCCATTGCCTTTCTTATTGCTTCATCAGCACTTGACTTATTACCAGATGGGTCCGGATTGTATGGTGGTTTTTCTTTTGACCACTCATTAACTGCTTTCTCAACAATTCTGTCTTGAATTGCTTTTATAAGTTTTGTCTTTTCTTGTAATTGCTCTGCTGTCATGTTTTCATAGTCGAAAAGATTTAAAAATTCTGGATCAAATGCTGTATCAGGTGCTGTTGCAATCTTAAAACCTTCGTCTTTTAAATCCCTAGCATTTAATTTTCTTTGAATTTTTTCATTCTCTTCTGATTGTTTCTTCAATTGATATTGAAGTTTTTGTGTCTCATTCATCTGAGCTAATTTTTCTGCTTCTGACTTTTGTGTATCTTGTTCTAATTTCCACTGTTCTTTTAATTTTGTTTCATGTGTTTGTATTGCTTTCTGAACTCTTCTATCAAATTCTGCTTGATATTCTTTGTTTGCTAGAACATCGTCAAAAGTCTGTGTTTGGTTGTTTTGATTGTTATTCGTTACATTATTTGCCCCGCTTACATCAATGTTTGTGTTATTTGCGTTTTGGTTTTCGCCTTCCATATTTTCTCCTATCCCAATTTGTTCTTTTGCCCAAATTGTTACATTTAAAAATTCTGTTGTTCTTTATAGCCTGCAATCAGTAAAAAGGCATAAAAAATAGACGTACGTCTACGTCTAAAAATTTATAATTATAAAATGTTAATAACTTATTTATTAATTGAATGCTCCAGTGTATCTTTTAATACATTATCTGGTGTATCAATTTTATTTGTTGTTTTTATTATTTCATTTCTCTATAATATTACAAAATAGCCCTATAAATGGCCTAAATATTGTTATTATAGTAAATATAATCCAATACCAAGTTGGCATTTGTAATTTAATGCTTAATATTAAAACTAATAACCACATATTATTTTTCCTCCCTTGTTACTCCTTTTATAGCCCAAAATTGTGCTTCTTCTAATTTTGTTAATGCTAATGATGTTTCTCTACCTGATTTACACTTTAAATCTATTTCATCATAGATAATTGAGAAACATTCTCTTATATGTTGTATTCTGTTGTTTTTTTCTTCATCTACTGTTAAATATTTTGCTCTATCGTTCATTTTTCCACCTTCTTTCCATAATAAAAGCACCTACTTCTTAGTAAGTGCTATTTGTTTTTTTTATTTGAACTGGTTTTTGTATGCTATCGTATTTATTAGTTAATTCTTCTAATTTATTTTTTATTCTTTTATCTATTTTTTTTATATCAAAACCATTAGGATATATTGCCATCATTTTTTTTACTGCTTCTATATATCTTTCCGAATTTAAAACATATTGTACTTGTTCTTCTGTCATTTCAAAACCTCCTTAATGTAATTATATAATTCTATATCTTTTCTTTTTAGTAATTTATTTTCTTCAAAATAACATCTAAATCCTTCTGAAAAATATTCTCCTAATGTTCTTGTGTTAAACTTGTATGTATTATAATCTATAATATAATTGTTATCTATATCATTGTCATATATTCTTCTTTGATATTCTGATATAAACTTTCCTGTATCATTCAAAAACATATTATCTTGATAATACTTTATATTTTGTGTATCTGTTATTATATTTATATCCTCTAATCCTTTTTTCTGTATTTCTATGTACTTTTTATCATGTAATAAATCTAATTTTGTTTCTATTGTATGACCTATTTCGTGTAATATCTCATATTTATCACTATCTTTTAATAGATATATTATATCCTTTCTCCTATCATAGCAACTATTATCTTTAGATATTTTAAATTTTGTATCTTTTATAAGTCCTTGAATTTTTATTGGTAATGCTTTTATAGCTTTTTTTATATTACTATCTAGATTTTTGCTATTAGTATAGTTATTTTTTCTTATATAATCAATATTATTATACTCTGCTTGTTTTTGTTTTTCAACTGGTGGCAAATATCTTATTGTACTTCGGCACCAGTGCCAATAATACATTATTGGAGGTAGATTAATTCCGAGGTACAAGCCCTTTTACACTAACTGGCATAATCTTAACATCTTTTTTACTGTTGCCCCAATACCTATCAAATTTATTTTCTTTGTTTATATAGAATCTCATCATATTCATTGATTGACACATTTCTGTACTATGTTCATCCGTTACTGCCCAAAATTCTACTTGTGCATCATCGCCTGCATTTGATTTTATTCCTTCTAGTTTAGCTAAATTGTTTAGGCCTATCATTTGTAAATCTACTGCACCTGATATCTTGTCATTATTCATATTAAGTTTTTGATTATTTTGTCTATTTATTATTATTTGAAATTCATTAGAATCGATTTCTAGGTATTTTTGTTGTTGTATATTTAAAATTGCTTGTTTGTATATTTGTTGAGCATTATATTGTATTGTAGCTTCAATATATTGTTTCCAATTAAAGCCTGAATAATTAGGTTGGTCTAATAATACAAGAAATAAAGCCATCGCTAATATTGATGGCTTTTTCTTCTTATTTACTTCTTTCTGTCCTTGTTCATAGTAATAATTAGCATCTTCATACATTATTTGTTTTTCTTGTTTTTCAAGTTTGTTTTGTTCCTCTATATATGCTGAATATATAAGTAACTCTAGTATTTCACTATTCTTTACTCTTGTTCGATTGTAAATATTATTTGCTAATACACTAAAATAGTTATTATTTTTTAGCAATCCTTGTTCTTTCCATTGTTCTATGTATATATTTATTCTCTTCTTATTTTTATTATCTACTATGTCATATATATTCTCCGATGTAAAATTAAATGTGTCAAATAGTTCTTGCAAGCGATTTTGAGTTTGTTTTGATGTTTTATTGTATAGTTGCTTTAATTGTTTCATATAATCATCGTGTTGTTCCCACATATAAAGCACCTCTATTCTAATGTTATTTTCACTTCATTTAATTTACATGCAATATTATTAGTTATTGAATCATCCTCTTTGTTTTCAAAGTGTATTTCATTATCAGAAATATTTAGGTATATAATCTTGTCATATATTTTGTTACTGTATTCTATCTTTAATCCTTTATTGATTTTTGGATTATATGGGTTTAACATCATTTTTTTCTCCATTCCTTATTAAATTATCTTGCTTTCCATTATCTTGTTTTGATTTATTGTTGACTATTTTATTATTGGTTTCAACTTCTGTTGTATCTTGTCCAATCTTTGCCATGTTTTCTAAATTCTTTTTAATATTTTCTTCATTTTGTTTATCTATCTTTTCTAGTTCTGAATTGCTATCTAAGTCATCTGGTAACATATCAATTATACTTGCATCACTTAGTAATCCTCTTAGTTTTAATGCTCTTGTTGTTTCTGTGTCTTTGTCTGTTGGTAAATTTCTTTGTAAATCAATTTTTATGCTCCTAAAGTCATAAGATTTATGTTTTCTTTTATTTATTCTGTCTATAATGGTTTCCCATCTTCTTAATATTGCTTGTTTAAAATGTTTATCTGCATCTGTTATCATCTGCTCTAATGCAAAGAATTTTCTATCTAATGCACTTGCATTATCTGCGTTGGTAAATCCTAAGTCTGTTATATTAGGCACTCCACTTATCATAGCAATTAAATCTATTAATGTCTTTTTATGATTTTCTAATGCTGTATCTTGTACACTCTTTTCAACCCAAGCAATATCGCCTGAATTGTCTGGTGTATAAAATACTTGCATTTTCAATAACGCTTTGTCTTCTTCTTCTCTTGCTTTGTTAACTACTTGCTTAGGTTGTCCATTTTCATCTAATTCCGGATTACCTTCTTTATCTAATTTTGTTGTCATTAATTCATTTTGTGGTGCATAGCCTGTTATTTTTAATTTTGCATCATCATTATATTGGAACGTATTTCTACTATTTTGTATTACTCTTTCGTAAGCACAAATTAATGAGACTACCAATTCAAAACTTGATAGTCCCATTTCATTTTCTATTGCAATACAAGGAAGCATATTCCATTTACTTTTTTCAAATTTCTGTTTATCTTCTTGTAATTTTTTATAATCATTTGGTGTTGGTGAATAGTATCTTTTACCATTTATTGTTGTTAATTCTACTATTGTTATATCTGCACCGTTTTTATCTCTTTCAGTCCATTTCCTTAGTTGCCCTATTTGTTTTACTGGTGTTGAATAATCAAATATTCCTATTGTATTTAATGCACTTTGTTTTGTATATACTATTTCATTATCTTCATTTTCATATAATACTTCATAGCACCCTCTCATTCCAAAATAGTCAAATGCTAAATCAAAAAATTCTGTTGAATCATCATTATATTTACTTATATAATCTATAAGAACTTTTAATTCTTCATCTTTATTTGCATCTATATTAAATATTTTATTAAACAACTTCTTTATTATATTTAATTTTGTTGGATCTGATATTTTTTCAACATCATATACTGGTGCTTTTCCTGCAAAATACCCCGTTACCATTGAATTAATATAATTTTCAAATGCAACTTTTATTTTGTCATCATTTATACTTACTAGCTCTGAATTATCTGTTTTTCTTCTTATTCTTTCATATAATTGTTTTCTTGCGTTCCACTCTTTATCCGCTAACATTAATATTTGAGCTACACTATTTTCATTCTCTAGTGTTTCTTCGTTCCACTGTATCATTATTTTTCCTCCTATACTGGTTTTACATATCCAAATTGTATTGTATTTGGTCTTGGGTGTTCATAAACTCCCGTTAAGCAATCTTCAGCATCATCATGTTCATTCTTTCCTGCTCTTACATAATGTTTTAAATGTTTTGCAAATTCTGGCCATCTATCTTCCCAATTAATCGGGAAATATATATTATTCATCACTCCAGTTGAATTGCTTAATATTCTTGCGACTTTATTTTCTCCCTGATGAAACCAATTTACTTTTGTGTGAGTATTCTTTAACTCCTTTAGCTCTTTTTGTACGTTCCTTGCAAATCCTCGTCCACCGTTATTGCTTTCTATATTGGCATTTCCCACATTATCTTTTGTTAACATTCTGGCTACAGCAGGTTCCGTTACTTCCATAGATTCTTGTGTATAAATAACGTCTAAGACGTAGTATTCATTGTTATACATCTGATAATCTATTGAACATAAATAATCCTCGCCTTCATCTGCAGTATCTGTATAATTCATAATATAATGTACTGGTGGTAATTTTTCATAAGTTTTAAATGCTGTATATAATCTATTCTTCACATCTATTGGCTCTTGTTGGTAGTTCGCATATATAATGTCTTTATTCATATTTTTAGTTTTTAATTCATAGTCTTCTTTATTTAATATTGCATCACACAACATTGAGCCATCTTCTTGAACTGCTTTATAGTTTATATGTCTCACATTGTCATAATTTTCTAATATATAACCAGCCAAATCATTGCTGGACCATCTTGTCATAATAATTATCAATTTGAATCCTGTTTCTGTTCTTGATAACATTGTATTGTTAAACCAGTCTATTTGTTTTTGTAAGACATTTTCGTTGTATGCCTCTTCAACATTCTTTATTAAGTCATCTATTATCATTAAAGTACAACCAAAACCAGTTGCAGTTCCTTTTGGTGACGTTGCCAAATAATTTGCTTGTCCACTTCCATCTAAAGCCCATTTATTTGCACTAGATTCGCCAAATTTAATTCTTGTATCCGGAAATATGTCATTATATACTATTATTCCTTCTGTCTTTTCTGAGGCTATTGTATCTCTTACTGATTTTGCAAATGTTGTTGACAATATTTCATTATATGAACCCGTCATTACTTTTTCTTTATTATTGTTTCCAAATACCCATTCAACCAATTTTCCTGCTGTTCTTGATTTGCCATGTCTTGGTGGCATATTTATTACGCAAATTCTATCATCACTTTTGTAAAAGTCTTGTAATTCATTACACATACTTTTTAAAAATTGTCTATCATCTTTATAAAAATCTGGTGCAGTTAATTTACAATATTCAAAAAAATCACGTCTGGCTAATTCCAAACGTGCTTGTTTTTTTAATTCTTCTTTCAGATTATTATTCATTTAATATCTTTCTCAACTCTTCTGTTGTCATTCCTGAAAATGGATTATTAACTTCTCCAGATATATTGACTTTTTCTTGTGGCTTTTCTCCTATTGTATCTCTTAACAATTCAAATGCTTTTGTATTGCCTTTTATCGCTTCTTTCCATAATGCAAACACTGCACAACTTTTATTACTTACCTCTTTATCTGCAAATCCATACTCTATCATCTGCTGTTTTAAGCTTTCATCTGATACTTGACCATTTAAAAACTTGTTTATTATCTCTTTAAAAGTTTTATTTTGTTGCCTTTTCTTTGCACTTGCTTTTCCTGCTTTACTTGCATTTTTTCGGCGTTGACTCGGAGTTAAATCTTCATTTTTTATTAAATTTTGCAAATTTGCCATTTTTCTCACCTACTTTGTTGTTTTTATATTTCTTTCCGAAGCACTGCTCATTATATCTGCATAACTCACACTTGTACGTCATGCAGTTAAAATAATTAATCTTTTCTTTCATAGTACGCACACTTTGTTATGACTACGTCATTTAAGGCGGATATTCTTATCTCGCATAAGTCTTTATCTTTATTTTTACAGTTCTTACAGTTTTCTTTTACATATTTTTCATATCTTTCTTCGTTAGTCATAACAACACCTCTTTCGTAATTTATAAAACACCATGCAATGATAAAGGATTGTATAAATAGCTATCTCATACCATTTAGTTTTCTGGCTTTAACACAGCTTATCCATTTCGGCTATTGCCTAAACATTTGGAAGTCTTGATATTTACACTGTGTCTGTAACATCTCAACCCTATGCTTCCATTTCTGTTTTTATTATCACTGCATGCTATTTTATAATATTGTAGAAGGTTTTAATTTTATTTTCAACGTAGGTTCCTCACACTTTATACTACGCATATCTAGGAGCGACCTAGCCACTGGTTTTGGAATCTAGATTCGAACTAAAAACTAAAGGTCCAAGGCCTTTCGTGATACCATTTCACTATTCCAAAATGTCTAAGGCTTAACTAGAATTACCTTTTTATCTTAATGAAGGTGAGTTGTGTAAGTGTATATATCAACTTATCTAGTATCATTAATAGCAACAAAATAAAGAGCCAACATTTAGCCAGCTCTCATTCATCTTTTTTCACACTACTATTATAGCACTTTTTGTGGTAGCATTCAGTAGCATTTGGTAGCATTATTTTATATTATCAAAAATATTTAAAGCAATTCCATTCATCCTCTTTATATGCTCATAATTGTATCCCATTTCTGCAGCAATAACTACCAGGCTTTTTCCTTGTATATAAAACTTATCCAGTATATTTTTGTATGGTTGTTTTACCTTATCTAATTGCTCTAAAATTTGCATTTGCTTTCTATTTTCCTCTTTTACTTTTTCAAGTAGTTCATCTATACTATCTATCAGTTCTGCGATTTTTTCCGCTTCGCTATCTTGTATCTCTCTGCTTCCCTTTGGCATATCTGATAAAACACTAATCAATTTATTTATACTTGATTTATATTGCTCAATATACTCTATTCTACCTTTTATCCACTCTTGTGTATGTCTATAACCCTTTAAATCTTCTCTGTTCATTTGTACCTCCTACAATTTATTATATCTTTACATTCTCTGGATGCACGCTCTTCTTATCCGGACTAACTTCCTCTTTAATAACTCCCAATTGATACAATGTAAATGTTTCTTTGAATCCATATTTCTTATTTTTATATAGAAACGTTGTTGCATTGTTTCTTTTTACAAACTCATATTCTTGTTTATTCTTTATTACTACTCTTGGTATCTTCATATGTTTTCCTCTTTCTTTTCAAATTTAATACATTTGGTACTTGTTTTTGAGAACTTTACTCAATTTTTCATATAAACTTTACTGTTTTTTGTTTGTTTTGTAATTTATAATAATTCTTGTAATGTTTTTATTCTTTCATCAATTCTAATCTCTAAACACCATAACACAGTTTCCTCTTCTTTAGTTTTTGATTTTTCTCTTCGTTTAGATATATCTTCTAATTTACCTTTCAATTCTTCTATTTCATCTTTTACTTTTTGTTTTGGAATATAATTCTTATCTACATAGTCTAAATCTAATTGTTTTGAGTATTCTTCATTCTCTTTCTTTAAAATTTCTATTACATGTTTATATTCAATGTCATCTGCTTTTATATCATCTTTTAATATTTGTATCTCTGCTTCTTTATCATCTAGTTTTATATTTAATTTGTCATTCTCTTTTTGTAGTTTTTCTATTAGATTTAATATTGTTTTATTTGCTCTTATTTCTTGCATTAAATAAGCTATTCGAGGTTCATCTGACATATCTTCTTTTTCTATTTCTAGTTCATCAAGTAATCTTCTTGTTCTTGCATTTATTACTTTTAAAGCTTTCTTTTCTTCTTTATTCATAGCCTACTCCTCACAGTAATGTAAAATATCATTTTCCATTTTATATGTTTTTTTAGTATGTATATCTACATAGTATATTATCTCATTTTTGTAATCATCTTTAACAGGTTCTATTGTGATTGTCCCACTTGTAGTTATATTCAACGCAATACTTATTATTGCAATGAGTGTTCCTGCAAAAAATCCCAAAATAAATCCTCCCAATCCATCCATAATTTATTCCTCACTTTCCAATAGTTTTTGCAGAACTCTCTTTTGCTTGCCTAACTGTATTATTACTGCATTATTGTGTTCATAAGCTATCATTTTGTTTATTTCTTCTATTTTGTCTTTTATTTTTTGCTTTGGAATATAATTTTCATGAATTACTTGTTCTGCTTTTTGTTGTTCTTCTGCTCTCCCTTGTATATAAGCATCTTGTTGAATATTTCTATATTTAGTTGCTGTCATTTCATCTAAATTTGGTGCTATTGCTATATATTCTTTTAATCCTTCATTCTCCTTTAATAAAACTTCGTTTATTTTTAATGCTCTTTTATAATCTGATAAAATATATCGTAAGCTATCTTTCACAATGTTTTTTCTTCCACCTCTAAGAATATAGTTTCCTAATATAAACTTTTCAACAATGAGTATCGCAGAATCTATATCTTTATTATCTGAAAATTTATCAAGTGCTATTTTTATATCTTCTTCTATACTATTTTCCTTCACTAAAAACACCTCCTAATTAGTTATACCTAATAATATATCTGCATTACATTCAGGACATTTAACATAAGTTTTATATGTGGGTGGGTATGTCATAAAGCAAAATGATTTTTCTGTTTCAGTGTCATTGTTGTCATATTCAAACTTACAACCACATAAATCACAAGTTACTATTTTTTCTTTATTAAATTTTTTACCATGTTTTAATATTTTCATATCTTATTTACTCCTCTCCAAATAACTCTTGATACTTATTTTTTAAATAACTTATGCAGTCTCCTAAACTTACTAGTTTATTTTCAACAAAATTTCCAAACATTGTTGTACAATATCTATTTTGATTTCTACTATCTGTTAAAATTCTATACATGAATTTTAAAATATATTTTTCTTTTTCCTTTTCGTCCATATATCTTATTTACTCCTTTACTACTAAATCTGCTTTGATTAAATCTTGTATCCATTTATCTTCCAATTCAACTTCATCATAACCGAATAATAATGTAAACCTTCCTTGCTTTATTTCTCTCTCATCTTCATAGATAAATAATTTATGTTGATTATCTGGCAGATACTTGCACAAATATTTTTCTCCATCTTCTTCTTCGTATTCGAATCCAAACTTTTCAAGTTCTTTTAAATCTACATCATCACGAATTTTAAGCATATCTAATTTTTCCTCTCTTTTAGTATTCTTTCTTTCGCATTGTACCAGCTATCATTTATTTCAAATGTACTATTTTTTTCGATATGTTCTATTATTTTGAATAGTAAGCATGTATTTTCTTTCAAATCATCTATAGAATTATAAGCCTCTAATGGTGGATCTACTCTCTTTCCATTTTTACTTATTTTAAATATCAATATTGGTTGAAACAACCCACTTCCAATCATATTGCTTGGATATAACATTTGTAGTAATATTCTCCATTCTTCATTTATCACATCATTTATATTTTTACTTACTATTTTTCTTACTATCTCTTCTGTAAAATCATAATATATGTATTTTCCACTT